TAAATCGGCAAAAATCCGTGCATATTGGGGTTAGTATAGGGAAAAACAGAGCACAGCGTGTGAAAATTGCAGAGAATGCCAATCAATACAATATGCCAATAATCCTATGATCCCATGCAAAATTCAGGGGGACTATGTACAATCCTACGTAGTCCGTATAATATAGGTAGACAGGAGGTCCCATCATGGCACAAATTGGCGGTAAACGCGAAGGCGCTGGTCGTCCTGCAGGAGCTAAGAACAAGCGGACTGCGGAAATTGAAGAAAAACTCGCAGCACTGAATTGCGATCCAATTGAAGGCATGGCAATGCTCGCTGTCGACCCGACGGCAAGCCAGGAGTTAAAGTTCCAGGCGTTTAAAGAATTGGCCCAGTACGTTGCTCCTAAGCGCAAGGCAGTTGAAATGGAGATCGAGGGCAGCGGTTCTTTCAACATTAACGTTGTACGGTTTAGTGACGTTGTAAAGGACACTGATGGCGGAGATAACAGTACCTCTTGATTGGGCACCAAGGCCTTATCAGTTTCCCCTGTGGAAATTTTTAGAAGATGGCGGTAAGCGTGCCGTAGCAGTTTGGCACCGGCGTGCAGGCAAAGACCTGTTGTCGATTAACTGGTGTGCAGTTTCAGCTCTGACTCGTCCGGGTTTGTACTGGCACCTGTTCCCGACTTACAACCAAGGCCGTAAGATTGCTTGGGACGGGATGACGCGTGATGGTCGCAAGTTTATTGACCATTTTCCCAAAGAGATGTGGGAAGCAGTCAACAACACGGAGATGCGGCTTACGCTGAAGAATGGCTCAATCTATCAGGTGGTGGGTACAGACAATGTCGACAGACTGGTTGGAGCAAATCCCGTCGGAGTCGTCTTCTCTGAATACTCCCTCCAAGATCCCCGCGCATGGGATTACATTCGTCCCATCTTGGCTGAGAATGGCGGATGGGCGCTGTTTATTTATACCGCTCGAGGTCGAAACCATGGATATGACCTACTCAACATGGCCAAGCGAAATGAGCGATGGTACCAGCAAGTCCTGAGCGTAGACGACACTAGGGCCATTTCTATGGAGGCTGTCGACGAGGAACGAGCGTCTGGCATGCCTGAAGAAATGATCCAACAAGAGTTCTATTGCAGTTTTGATGCTCCTTTAGTCGGCAGCTATTACGGCACCGCCATGGCTAAGCTGCTTGCCGACGGTCGGCTAGGAAGTCTCCCCTATGAACCGCGGCTCGAGGTGCATACGGCCTGGGATCTTGGTGTCTCAGATTCGACTGCAATAGTTTTTTATCAGAAGCACGGTCAAGAGATCCGTATAATCGACTACTACGAAGCATCTGGCGAGGGCATGGCTCATTACGCCAAGATCATCAAAGAAAGAGATTATGTCTACGGAGAACATTTGGCCCCGCACGATATTCAAGTTCGTGAGCTTGGCAGCGGTAAGTCTCGACTTGAAGTTGCCCGAGAACTTGGCATCCGATTCCGAGTGGTACCAAACCTTAGGATCGATGACGGTATTGAAGCCGTCCGAACGACGCTGCCGAAGTGCTGGTTCGACGAGAAAAAGTGTGCACACCTGATCGAATCATTGCGCCAGTACCGAAAAGACTTTGACGAAAAGAACAAGGTCTTCCGAGACAAACCGCTGCACGACTGGACCAGTCACCCTGCCGACGCTTTCCGATATATGTGCGTAGGCCTCCGCGATCAACTAGACATGAACCGCAGATCCTTGCCTAGGATGGCCGACATGGAATACAAGATCCTATGATCATTCGCCCTGCCACGGTCGACGACGTACCTCGAGTCCTAGAACTGTCAGCCGGGATCTTCAACGAGTCGCACTATCCGCAGGTCTGTACGTATAACCCCGAAAAGGTAGCTCACCTAGTGAGCCACATGATTGCTACACCTGACGAATACTTTTTGCACCTAGCCGAAAAAGACGGCACTATAATTGCCATGTACGCGGGGCTTCTGACAGAGTATTATTTCAGTAACGACCGGATGGCGGTCGATCTGGCTTTGTTTGTAGACCCAACGAAGCGAGGTAGTCTGGCAGCCGTGAGGCTAATCCAGGCATTTGAAGATTGGGCGTTTGAGCGCGGTGCAAAGGAAATTTGTCCAGCTACGTCAACGCAAGTGGCCCCAGAGAGAACGGCACAGCTGTACCATCTCCTGGGTTACGAAGTAGTAGGTAACCTTTTTAAGAAAAGGAGATAGTTATGTGTGGTGGATTTGTTGGAAAAGTTCTGGGTATGAGCCCAAGTTCTGCGCCTGCGCCGGCAGCAGCCCCTGAAGCCCCTAAGACGTCTGATAAAGCTGTTTCAGATGCCGTAGAAAATCAACGTAAGGTTGAGGGTGAGGCTCAAGGCCGTGAAGGTACCATGTTGACTGGAGCACAGGGTGTTTCAATCGGTATGGAAAAACTTCAGAAGAAGAAACTGCTAGGCACTAAGTCACCTCTTGGCGGTAGTTAATCGTGGATAAAGGACAAGACGATAAAAAGCTTGTCACTACCACGATCGATCGCCTGGGGAAACTTAAGCAGATTCGCAGCCCTTGGGAAAACACTTGGCAAGATTGCACAGATTTTGTCAACCCAAGACGAGGCGATTTCAACGCTCAGCGCAGCCAAGGCGACCGGACTAGGTTTGACAAGGTCTATGACTCAACGGCCCCGCTAGCTAATGAACAACTAGCTGCCGGTTTGCATGGCTATTTGACCGCGCCCTCAGAGACGTGGTTTACTCTCATCTTAGAAAAGATGCGAGAAGAGGAAGACGAGCAGACCCAGATGTGGCTGCAAGGCGTCGTGGACATGATGTTCCGCGAAGTCTTTCACTCGCCTAACTCTAACTTTGGCTCGATGATTCACGAGCTCTACCTTGACCTTGGTTCTTACGGCACAGGTGTTCTGTACGTTGAAGACAAACCAGGCAGGCCAATTAACTTTAGAACGTATCACTTGGCTGAGTGCTACATCGCTGAAAACGCTGAAGGCGCAGTCGATACGTTGTACCGTCAATACAAGCATTCAGGTCGTCAACTAGTCCAGATGTACAAAGACAAGTTGCCTGAGAAGTTCATTGAGAACGTCTACAAAGACCCTCACAAAGAATATACTTGCATTCACGCAGTAGAACCCAGAGACACTTTTAACCCAGATAGTAAGCTTGCCAAGAACATGCCTTGGATGAGTGCTTACATTCTTGAAGAAGAAAAACTGGTTCTTAACGTCGGCGGTTTCAACGAGTTCCCTTACATGGTGCCTCGCTGGACAAAGACAGCAGGTGAAGTGTATGGTAGGTCTCCTGCCATGACTGCCATGCCTGACATTAAGATGATCAACGAGATGAGCAAGACGGTCATCAAGGCTGCTCAGAAGGCCACTGATCCACCGTTGCTTGTTCCTGACGATGGCTTCATGCTGCCATTGCGCACCATCCCTGGTGGCTTAAACTATTACCGTTCAGGGACCCAAGACAAGGTTATGCCTTTGATTGAAGGTGTACGTCCTGACATTGGCCTTGAGTTCATTGATTCACGCCGCACGCACGTCTTGAAAACGTTCCACGTTGACTGGATGCAGATGCGTGAAGGTCCTTCAATGACTGCAACTGAAGTGCTGCAGCGTCAAGAAGAGCGTATGCGACTCATGGGTCCTATGGTTGGTCGCTTGCAGTTTGAGTTGCTTGGTCCTATGATTGACCGGGTGTTCAACATTATGGCTCGTCGCAAGATGCTGCCACCGCCACCTCCAGCTATTGAAGGTCGCAACATGCGTATTGACTACGTGTCTCCAGTAGCACGTGCTCAGAAGACGCAGCAACTGTTTAGCTTTACTCGCCTGCTTGAAGCACTCGTACCTTTGGGTAACATTAAACCCGAAGTCTTCGACAACATTGACGCAGACGGTACCGTTCGCTGGGCAGCTAAGCTGCTTGATGCGCCGCTTGAGACTCTATTGTCTGTAGAAAAACTACAAGCTATGCGTCAAC